TTTGGGTAACTCAAGAATCAAACAAGATGAACCAGGTAATATGAAATTTTCTATTTATCAAAAAACTCTTGATGATTTGGGTGTTAATATTTTTATGGGGGATTACTTTGGATATTATGAAACAGAAGATAGAGTTAGATACTATACTGTAATTGATGATGGTCTTGTTAAGTCAGACAATAAACACACTTACGGTGGCTACAAACCATTCTACAGAACGGTTACCGCCACATGGGTAAGTGAAAATGAATTTAGAGGAATATAATGCCATTACCTAAAACACAGGTTAAACCTACATTACCTTTAGTTCCACAAAAAACTCTTCTTGCGAGAAGGGAACAATTATTGGAATATATCAATAAGGATGGGACTTACTTACCCAAGTCAGTATTACATGCCGATTTGGATAGAGGTATGTTAGACTTTGTTAAAGAGGATTTGAAAGTTGTTACTGCAGGAAAAATTGTTCCTATGGTTGATATTATTGTTACTACTCAAAACTGGTCACAATATGTTGAAACTTCTCAATTTGTTGATTTAGACAACAATCCATCTCCTCCATTTATAACTGTTGTTAGAAGTCCTGAAGTTAAGTATGGTACAAACCCATCACTTCAATACACAATTCCAAATAGAAAACAATTCTATTACGCCTCTGTTCCAACATGGAATGGTAATGTTCAAGGTATGGACATTTATACAATACCTCAACCAGTACCCGTTGACATCAATTATAGTGTGAAGATTATCTGTAACAGAATGAGAGAGCTCAATGAACTTAATAAAGTTACAATGCAGAAGTTTTCTTCAAGACAAGCCTATACATTTATCAAGGGCCAATATGTTCCGATTATTCTTACAAATATTTCTGATGAATCTCAATTACAAATTGAAAATAGAAAATACTATATTCAGAATTATGATTTCACTATGTTGGGATATCTGATTGATGAAGCCGAGTTTGAGGTTAAGCCTGCAATCTCAAGGGTACTTCAAGTTTTTGAACTTGATACATCAACTCTGAAGAAGAAGAGAGAAAAGTTTCCTGAAAACCCTGATGAATTTTTGTCAAATTTTTTATATGTTGTGGGAAATGATAATTTAATTGAAAGAATTGATTTTACCGCAAACTTATCATTTGTTTCATCAAACAATATAACTTCTTATGATGTTTATATAAATGATGATTATTATGGAACAGATGTTCAGAAAATTCAAATTACAACTAATGACATTTTAAGAATACAAGTTGTAAAAGATGATGATTCAAAAGACGCTAACATTGAATTTGATAGTAAGTTAGTTTAACTCTCACCGTAGATATCTTTTTTCTCCTTACATTTTTCCATTATCAAATTCTCAAGGAATTTGTAAATCTTCATACCCCTCTTATCACAGTACTTTTTTAATGTTTCGTGGGCTTCAGGGGATATTTTTATATTCTTTATTTCTTTCTTTGTTTTCATGGTAGAAAAAAGGCAGAATTTATTCCTACTCTTTATAAATAGATATCCAAAAGTAAAGTTTTTTCATTCAGTAATGAATATTTATCATTAAAATAAATCTGCAATAGAATAATTTAATAATGGCAACAGCACAAGTTAATCAAAAAGTATTTGTATCACCAGGAGTTTACACATCAGAAACGGACTTATCATTCGTGGCTCAAAGTGTGGGTGTTACAACATTAGGTTTAGTGGGTGAGACAATCAAAGGTCCGGCATTTGAACCTGTTTTTATAACAAACTATGATGAGTTTCAAGCTTACTTCGGTGGCACAGAACCCGTTAAGTTTGTAAATACACAAATTCCAAAGTATGAAGCCGCTTACATAGCAAAATCATATTTACAACAATCAAACCAATTATTTGTAACAAGAGTTTTGGGTTTATCTGGTTATGATGCGGGTCCTTCTTGGAGTATTAGAACAACAGCTAATGTTGACCCAACAACTATAGGATTAGATTCTATTTATGGTCAATCTTTTTCGGTTGATTTCAGTGGAAATTCTACAGGTAATACTTTTCAGTTTACAACAACAGATTCAGTTTTCAACAATTTCATACAACCAAATTTATATGTACAATATAGAATGAGTGATGGTAGTACATCAAATTTATCAACAGATTTTGCGTCTGTTGTTGGAGATATTGCCGACCAACCATCTTTATCTGCTAGTACAGTTGTTTTCTATGGTGGAATTCCTAGTGGTGATTATTGGAATTTGGTTGCACAATATAGTAATCAAATTAATGAATACAATTGTGATTCTCCAAATTTAGAATTGAATGATTTGAGTTCTAATAATAATGATGCTTGGTACTATGCTAACTTTAACAATTACTCTGATAACAACTATTCAGGTTATTCAATGTATTATAATGTAACAAGTTTAACAACAGGAGCTACAGGCAACTTTACGGGTACTATTCAAGGAGAAGTTTATACTTTCACAGGTACGGCTTATTCTGAATTCAATAACATGGTGATAGCAACCCTTCGTTCAAGAGGTATATCTTTATATCAAAATAGTGCAAGTAGTAATGACCATGGTCCAGTTTATGAGGTAGGTATTGATTATGATAATGACGGAGCGTGGGTTCCAAACAATCTCCAAATGATTTGTACAGGAGAATACTCAGGTGTAACTCAATCACCATATGCACAATTTTTATTATCGGGTGTAACAAAAGATGGTAATTCATTCCAATTAGAAACATCTTTAGCTGCATCATCTTCAAAATACATAACAAAAGTTTTAGGGGTTGATAATTTTGGTAAATCTAGATTTGAAACACCTGTGTTTGTTGAGGAGATTTATCCAGGTTCTTTAAATTATGCTTACAACCAAGGATACATTAAAGGATTGAATTGTGAATTAGTGGCTTTACCAAGTGCAAGAAGCAGAAGTGCTTCTTCAATTGCTTGGAATTTAGAAAAATATCAATCACCTGAAACACCTTTCTTGGTTTCTGAACTTAGAGGTAACAAGGTATATAAATTATTTAAGTTCATTTCAATATCTGATGGTGATGATGCAAACGTTGAAATCAAAGTTTCAATAACAAACTTATCTTTCAACAACATGAGTTTTGATGTGTTAGTAAGAAATTTCTATGATACAGATGCAAATCCTGTTGTAATTGAAAAGTTCACTAACTGTAATATGGACCCAGCTTCTAACAACTTTGTTGCTAAGAAAATTGGTAGTTCAAATGGTGAGTTTGCACTTATTTCAAAATACATAATGATTGAATTAGCTGATGAATATCCAATTGATGCGATTCCTTGTGGATTCTATGGTTATATCCAAAGAGAATACGCTTCAATGAATAACCCAGCACCTTATCCAAAATTCAAAACAAAATATTATTATCCTGGTGAAGTAATTGCTGACCCTCCATTTAACAGTCCTTATGGCGGAAACAATGCTGTTGAATCACCTGGTGATATTGTAAGAAGAAGTTTCTTAGGTTTTTCAACTCAATTTGGAATTGATGAGTCTTTCTTAACATATAAGGGTAAGCAAAACCCTCAAACAGGATGGGAAACTGCAACAGATTCAATTCCGTGGAATGTTCTTTCAAAAGGTTTCCACATGGACTCAGGTGCAACAGTTGTAACTATTGGTAACATTTGGGATACAAGTGGAGCAACTGCTTTTGAATGTGGCGTTGCTGATTTCAGAACTGACCCAGAAACTCAAGAAAATCCTTACTACTTCATATATTCAAGAAAATTCACAGTATGTTTTGCCGGAGGATTTGACGGATGGGATATCTATGAAGAATCAAGAACTAATACAGACAGATTCCAATTAGGTGCTTCTGGTTATCTAGCGGGTGCTTATCCTTCTACAAGATACCCGACAGCAACTGGTGACGGTATGTTCAAAAGAATTGTGGTTCAAAACAATACACAAGATTTTGCAAACACTGACTACTACGCTTATTTATTAGGAATCTTAACATTCGCTAATCCTGAAGCAACAAACATCAATGTATTCGCAACGGGTAGTATTGATTATGTATTCAATTCTAACTTGTGTGAGGCAGCTATCAACATGGTTCAATACCAAAGAGCAGACTCAGTTTATATTGTAACAACTCCTGACTATAACATGTATCTACCAGATGCAAGTGACCCTCAACAAATTATCTATCCTCAAGAAGCGGTTGATAATTTGGATAACACAGGAATTGATTCAAACTATACAGCAACTTATTATCCTTGGATTTTAACAAGAGATACTGTAAACAATACACAAATCTACTTACCACCAACAGGTGAGGTTTGTAGAAACTTGGCTCTAACTGATAACATTGCGTTCCCTTGGTTCGCATCAGCGGGTTACACAAGAGGTCTTGTAAATTCAATCAAGGCGAGAGTGAAGTTGACTCAAGAAGATAGAGACACACTTTATCAAGGTAGAATCAACCCTATCGCAACTTTTGCAGATGTTGGAACAGTAATTTGGGGTAACAAAACACTTCAAGTGGCTGACACAGCTCTTAATAGATTGAATGTAAGAAGATTGTTATTACAAGCTCGTAAGTTGATTTCAGCTGTAGCGGTTAGATTGTTATTTGAACAAAATGACCAAGTTGTAAGACAACAATTCTTGGATAGTGTAAATCCAATCTTAGACGGAATTAGGAGAGATAGAGGTCTTTATGACTTCCGTGTAACAGTATCTTCTTCTCCTGAAGATTTGGATAGAAACACACTTACAGGTAAAATTTATCTTAAACCAACTAAAGCACTTGAATTCATTGATATTGAATTCTTTATCACACCGACAGGTGCTTCATTTGAAAATATCTAATAAAAATAATGGGGGAGTAAATCTCCCCCTTTTTTTAGCCAACAATGAGAACAAAGTTACAAGAAGGATTCAGAGATGAAAAGACACCAGACTTAAAATATTATGCCTTTGATTGGGATGATAATATAGTCCACATGCCAACTAAGATTATGGTTTTGGATGATGAGGGTAAAGAAGTTGGAATGAGTACAGATGATTTTGCGGAACACAGACATCACATAGGGAAAGAAGACTTTGATTATAAAGGTCACACCATAGTTGGATTCGCGGAAAACCCTTTCAGAAATTTCAGAACGGAGGGAGACCAAGATTTTTTAGTCGATGCAATGAGAGCCAAAAAAGGACCTGCATTTAATGATTTCAGAGAAGCAATCAATAATGGTTCAATATTTTCCATCATCACAGCAAGAGGTCACAACCCAAATACCCTTAAACAAGCTGTTTACAACTATATCATAAATGATTTCAATGGTATAAGTAAAAAAGAATTAGTAAAAAATCTCAAGAAGTTTAGAAGTTTTGCTGGAGAAGATGAGATGACTGATAATGATTTGATAAAATCTTATTTATCAATGAACAAATACCACCCCGTTTCTTTTGGAAATGAAGGAGGTGCAACTAATCCCGAAGAAGCTAAGGTCCGTGCAATGGATGATTTTGTGGACTACATTAAAGGAATGGCTGCAATACTTAATAAAAGAGCGTGGTTAAAAAATGATGTAAGTAATAAATTTATACCTTCTATGCCATCTATTGGCTTTTCAGATGACGACCCAAGAAACATAGAAGTAATGAAAAAACATTTTAAAGATAAACCAGATAATATAGTAAAAACTTATTCTACTGCTGGAGGAACGAAGAAAGAAGTAAAATAAGGATATTGTTTTTTAAAAATAAAGTAAAGAGAAATATTTTTAAACACACTATATTTATATTAATATAAACAAAGAAATTAAACTCTATCAAATATGGCTGATTTACTATTAAAAATGCCTCTTCCTTATGAGCCGAAACGTCAGAACCGTTTTATCTTAAGGTTCCCGTCAAGCTTAGGAATTAATGAGTGGTTTGTGGAAAGTGCTGCAAGACCTCACATTACAATCAACGCTACTGAAATACCATTCTTAAACACATCAACATTTGTTGCAGGTAGATTCAACTGGCAAACAATCAACGTAGTATTCAGAGACCCAATTGGTCCTTCTGCGGCTCAAGCTCTTATGGAGTGGGTACGTTTATGTGCAGAATCAGTAACAGGGCGTATGGGTTATGCTGCGGGTTATAAGAAAGACATTGACCTTGAGATGTTGGACCCAACAGGAGTTGTTGTTGAAAAATGGATTTTATACGGTACATTTATGACCGATGTAAACTTCAATCAGTTAGCGTACAACCAAGATGGTTTGGCAACAATCGCGGCAACACTTAGAATGGACAGATGTGTGTTAGTATACTAATACTCTTTATAAAAAATTATTAAGACTTATATTTAACCGTATAGACATAAACTATACGGTTAATTTTTTTATATGCAAGACCAATCAAGAGAATACGGACAGTTGAATTTTTCCTTACCACATGATGTGGTACCTTTACCATCAGGTGGGGTGTTCTACAAAAATAAAAAGAAATCATTGAAGGTAGGATACTTGACTGCTGCCGATGAAAACATATTAATGGGTGGTACAACAGATTTGGCGACCAATTTATTGAGAGCTAAAATCTATGAACCAGACATGAGAGTTGATGAATTATTGGAAGGTGATGTTGAGGCTATTTTGGTTTTTTTAAGAAACACATCATTTGGACCTGAAATGGTTTTGAATTTGGTTGACCCTACAACAAGAAAACCTTTCCAAGCTACAGTGGACATGAGTTCTTTACCAATTGTTAAAGGACAAGAACCATCAGAAGACGGTACATTC